TATAATCGATCAAACGAAATGTGCAAATCGACAAATCAAAATGTGCAGCTAAATCACGTGTAAGACTATGCCTTTCTGTAACTAATACCGTATAGCGATGTTTCTTTCTGACTACCATTTATCCATACCTTCAAATACCCGTTTGTGTTTATGGTTACGCCATTTCTTTCGCCTGAGTCAAGTCTTGGTTGAGTAAATCCGGAGGACGCACTGTAACTTGTTGCTTCTTGAACAAGCTCTTTAGAAGGAGCAGGTAGGCCAGATATTGCAACATCTCCTGATGAAGATGAAGAACCAGGCGTAAGGATCCCCTCAAGATGCACACGATTGAATTGGTCTTCATAATATGAAGGGGCATTCCCCGACAGTCCTGACCAATCGTTTTCAAATGTTAAATTAGTCTTAGGATTAATACTAGATACTCTCTCAGCCTTATTTGGCAACCTATTAAGCAAATCTGATATTTGGTCGATAGCATATGGAGAAGGGTTTATAATCTGATAGGGAAAGCCGGATACAAATACCAATGGCTCATCAGGGACTATTAAAAGCGATCCTGTATTTCTTGGGTCTGAAATGCCTATACCTCCTGAAGGGTTAGCTCCAAATTTTATGAACCCAGGTTTTGTGAAATAAACAATAAAAATGCTCGCTTTATTCGTGGGCCCGTCAAAGCCATTTATCTGGTCAAACTGCGCGATATCACATCGAAAGATATTCCCGTCTGTCGGCAAAGGCACAATGCCTCCGCTTTGTAGACTTACTGTGCTTGCATATGCCCAATCCTGCCGCTTTTTGAAAAAATTTTGATTGGTCTGTACAAAATCTATAGTAATATCTTTGAGCCTTGGCCCATCAACAGCGAGATAAGGGGATAACGCTGCTGAAGCTTGGGCAACCGCTCTACGTTCCTCCCAGGAATTGGTCGCAGTCTGATCGTCCTCATACACCTGCTGGCCATCAGGCGGAAATGTGACATTTACAGCGAAATGGTCTACATCGCTGCCTGTTGCTTTTTGCACGCCTGATTGGGCTTCGACTTTCAAAATCTCCCCATCTAACATAACATACCCCTCTGCAACGTCATAAGTGCTGGAATTGGGATTGTCAAAATCAGTGAGCTCGCAACCGCTGATGATGATGTTATAATCGTGCTGTTTTGCATAGGGACTTAAAGCCCCTTTTAAGGCTTCTTCAAGGCCATTTCTATCGAATTCAAGATCATCTTGCTCGAAGGGCATCCCGCCCGTGTAGCCGTAATTTACTTTGTTAGCCATAATTAACAATGTTTGATTTGATAAGTCATCCCGGCTTGCCGGTAAAAATCGATTTCAGCGCTCATTTGCGCTTTAAGTGCATTAGTAAGGCTTATTGTTGTTGGAATGCAAACGATAAAGTCATAAAGTGCGTCATATTCACTTTTTCGTCTTAAATAGATCGGCTTACTTTCACTTTTGCGCCTCAAATATAAAGGTGGGCGCTTCTCAACGATCTGCCTCAAATAAATCCTGTCCAATGTATTGCCGTCTCGTATGAAAATTGCTCGATTAACAGGATCGAACTTATTATTCAGCAGGCGCTCAAGATAAATCACCTGGCCGGTAAAGCTGATCTTATAGATTATATCATTCTTAAAATTGATAAAGTTTTGATTAGTGCTTGAAAGGGGCTTGACAAACGCTTTCAAAAAGTTTAAATGCTTTGGCTTCTCAAACAGCTCACTCAAATAATCTTTGACTATATGAAAAAAATTGATGTTATGCATTGCTTGGATTATACGTCAATGTGCTGCTCAATTGATTGTTCGGATCGATTTTAAGATACCCGGCATTGGCCACATATGTCCTAATGATCGTTTGATAGTTTAAATTACCGTACTTGGCCTCAACTGTTTTCAATCTTGGATCAACCACCCCCTCAGCTTGCTGCATCGCATCCTGTAACTCTGTTAAAAATAGCTCTCCATTAAAAGCCAGATCTTGCATGTATGCTTTGATCGCATGTTCAACAGGGAACACGTTAGGATCGGTTAAAAGTGAACCATCGCTGGCCAGCACCAACGGATCATACCATACCTCAGCAACCACCTTGACAAAATCCGGGTCAAAGCTTGTGACATTTATCTTTAGGCCAGCTGGCTTAATTTCATTGCAATATTGCTCTAAAGAAGTGAGCTCATTAGTGCTCAAAGGTGTAGGCAGGTCATTATTATCGAGCTTAGCTGCCTTGATAAGTACATTTTGTGCGCCTTCTACAACAGCAGCTCGCTTGACAATCATTGCAGATGGATCATCCTGGCTGTATTGGTATTGATTATCGATATACTGTAATGTATAGCCATATTGAAATTTTAATACCTGATCACGCAGCCATCGCGTAGTTGCTGGCACCGCTTTGGCTGCAATTGCTTGCACTTTTGCCTTAAAGGTATCGAATACCTTCTCATGCACATGAATGGCATAGGCCATTAGATAAGACCACATACGCCATATAGCTACACGACTGCCCGATGTTAGGGCGTTGAGAAAGTTCTGCCAGCTATCATTAATAGGCGTGTAGCCGCTCAAGTTGCTCACGCTGTTCTTCTCAGCAATGATCTCATCGTATATGTCAGATATTGGTCTGGCCATTAGCTCATATCGATTAACCTGTACGTTAAGTAAATAGTAACGGGGCTATCACCATCAGCAGGGTTACCATTAGAGTTTGTTACTACTAAAGGCTTTGTTTTAAGAAGTTGGGCTTTATCTTCTGTTGGGGATAAGACGGACAACTTGTATATGCTGCTCTTCGTTGCTCCAAGTACGTCACCTGTTAATTGGGCTTCATCAGCTGTATCTGATTTTAGCTCAATATTTGTATTAGCCGTATACTTGTTATTATTAAATTCAATCTCCACAACTCCGCTGATGACCTCTATTGCAATTGAATCTGATGACACTGTCACAATCTCCTGTTTAGTGCTGTTCAGATTCAACACCTGCTCACTGGTTAGTGACAGCTTAGCCGTTCTTACCACCTCGGAGATCAGCATCCAATTCCCAGCGGCCAACTCAGCCGCAAAATCAGTGCTTTTAGTGGTGCCAACGGCCATGCGCTCATAAAGCTGTTCGTTACGCCGCACCACATACCCCTGCCGGTAATAACTGTTTGCCACATATTCTTCGCCAAATGCTCCACTTCCCACATTCTGTTTAGTCCACCAACTTGGCGACTGATCGGGCTGATTGCCCTGGTTACTGTTCTGGTCGCTTTCAAATAGCTCATAGCGCCATCTCACTACATCACGGGCACTGTAAGCGCTCGTATTGTCCCACTCTGCGAATTCCCAAATCGCTGGCCAGAATGGCGCCCAATCGCTGGCAGTGAAGCTGCCTTGATTATCGACCCTGGCAATGTAAAGAGTTCCTTGGTAAAAGGTGATCTCGCCTGCCTGATAATTGCGATTCGAATCAAATTCAATCAAACCGACAAGATCAGCGTCATCTGTTAAGTTTGGACTGCTATCAGCAAGATCGCGCAGTATCTCATTAAGCTCATTACCGGTGATGCCGTTAGCGCCATTGCTTGTGATCTTGTTATTGATCTTGTCTTTCAGTGTTTGTATATCGAGCTGTGCCATTAGTAAAAATCGAAATTAAAATCGTTGGAAAATGAGCCACCGGCTATTGGTGACAACTGGCCATATTGTAGTATTGCTTGTAAATAAATCTGAGGGCTTGCCGTTGCAATAGTCACACCCTTCTGCTCTAAATATTGAACGACATCCTCTTTTGTGGGCTCTTGCTTAATGACCAGTTCCTGGCCGTTAGTAACAATGGTATTATAGCCATCATCTAAGCTATTATCCTTAATTAGCCTGTCAAGCCCCTCCAATGAGCCGTATTCCTGTAAGGCAATATCGATCAAATTTTGCCCCTCTCTTGCTATAATCTCCTTACGAATCTTCATAATAAGCTTTTTCCTCGATATTACCATTGTTAAATACCTCCAACCGGTCAATCGTCATGCCATCCAGCTCAAATTGCTTCTGGATGGCCTGCGCCAAATCGCCCAAATCGTCATCCAAAATGTAATCTCTTATGCCAACGCCAACGAAGGGAAATTGCCTAATCTCGCCCTTTTGGGCCAACAAGATAATGCCTTTGTGCTGCGCTGTGGCATCATCCACAACCAAATCGCCATTTTCTTCAGCCAAATCCCAATTATCGTCAAGTAAAATATCCTGTGGCATTGCCTATTGATTTATTTTAGAGTGTACGTTTGAGCACCTGTATTGCTATGATCAACTTCAACCTCGCCTTGCTTCGTGTAATCATGAACCGCTTGAGCAATGCTTTCCGCAATATTGTCAATGCCTTGCTCTTGAGCCTGGTCTAAATTCTTACCTTGCTTGAGTAAGGATTTCAATTCGTTCTCGAGCTGATTTTTATCGAGCATCAGTGTTTCACTTTATCGTTTTTTAATAAGTTCAGTTGAGATAGTGGTTGCAAAGGCGTTGCGGGTGCCGTAGGTGGTCCTGTGGTCCCTGTTAGTGGATCACTGTTTGTATGTGCGTTATAGGTTGCGATAAATTGATTCAATGTGGTTTCAATTTCCGTCAGCCGCTGATGCAAATACTCCGCCTTTACAAGCCCTTTATTATTCCCGTCATTGAATAAAATTTCCTGTTCTTTCACTTTCACTTTAGAGCTTCCAACTTCAACTTCTAAGCCATCACTTTTAAAATCGATCCTGTAATCGCTTTCATTGACTACAATCACCTTGTCGATCTTGCTTAACCTGGCTACATAGCAAGTGTTGACGTCATCCCCGATCAGCGCTACAAGTATCGTGCTATCCACTGCCGGGATGGGGATGATCCCCTTTTCCTCATCATCAATCACGCCTTTCAGCCGGACGTCAAATAGCTCAGGCCCATTCACCGGCTCCACATCACAGCTATGGGCATTTTCATCAACGCTTGTCACGACAGCCGGAAATGCCTGCTCAGCATCTTCTGCAAACTTCTCAAATGCCCTTCTTACTTCTTGCTCTTTAGACATCCTGTTCGGTTCTACTTACTTTAATACCAGGGAAAATCTGCCGCCTACCGCCTTCCTGGCTAAATTTCGTAATGACCTTATCGATCACATAATCACCCTCTCTGGCATTGAACTCGGGATCTCGAATGATTGCCGTCATGCCGTGTTTGGCGTTGGGCAACAAAAAGGTCATGAAATCACCCCTGTAGCCCTCAAATTTGAGCTTCTGTATTTCCTCCTTTGCAATCTTGCGCAAGGTCGCTTTATCATCAATATTGTACTTGTAGATCGTGCGTTGCTCACCGTCATTGTCACCTTCCTCCACCTCGATCTTGCTGTTGTCTTTCTTGATCGATATGACCTTCACTTTGAGCTTCACCTCATCCTCTCTCTTATACGTAAGGTTGTTTTTGATCACGTTGCTGGCAAGCGAATACTTAACTTTCCCAACTTGGTCTTGGTAAGCCAGCCCCACAAACAACTTTTTGCCCCGGAAGTAAGCAACCAAGCCTAGTTTGTCTTTAATATCTTGCAATGCCTGAGCTGCATTAGCGTTTGCAATGCGCCACTTGCCCAGCTTCACTTCAGGCACCTCGTTGGTTAGCTGAATATCTGTGCCGCTTATCAAATGCTCCACAACCTCTTTAACGGTCGTATCTTTCCAGCTTTTGTTGATGTTCTGCTTGCGGAGGTTGAAGGTTTCATCCTCACATTCAAGGGTAAGGGGGATATTTGGCTTCACGCGCTTCACATACCCTATAAAGTCTTTTTGTTTTTCATGATCTTCATAGTATACTTCGACTTCAACCTTATCGCCCGCGGTGATCTTGTTTTCCAAATCGAGCTTTTTCTTCAGCTTTGGAAGCTTGATGGTTGCCGTATCGGCAAGCGTCTCCCAGCTACTTTCCACCTTTACGCTGTTTACCTCTTGGAAGCGATACTCACCGATCAATATATTAGCAGCCATTACGAACATGAGGAGTAGCATCATTATTCATTTTCATCGATTAGTTGCAATTCAAAATCTTCATCGCTCAAGCCCGTGATTACATAGGTTTGCATATCCTGAAAGCCACGATCCTCCGGGAAATCCCAGTCTGTTATAGCGATCTGATTGATGTTGAACAGATTCGTAAACTCACAACTGATACTGACCGCCCCCTTCTTTTCCAGGATTTGGCGCAACTTCCTAAGCTGGTCCTTGGGAAAGTCATTCGCTTCCTCATTCACAGCCACGCCCCTTATCTGAATCTTGTAATCCTTCATATTCCACTCCTCCTTCACCGTGCCTCTCGTGTTGTTTCGGTTGACGGGCGTTTTAATAATCCGCTTTCCTCCTGTAATCCTTATAAGCGGCTCGGTAGGCAATTGCACGTCATCGATCTTACAGGGCATGTAGAATTCGTTGCCGAGCATACCCTCCCAGTTAAAATTCCCTTTCACAGCTTTCACGCGGTCCTCCTCCTCAACCGATTTACCGGAAGCGCCAGGGAAAGGTAAAGCCCTTGTGTTAAAAGCGCCTTCAAAGAGGGTTTGGATGTCGTACTTTTCCGTCATTATTGCTGATTGAATGCATAATTACTTCCATTCAAAATCCGAAGCAGCAGCTCTTGTAACTGATCTTCCATCTCGTCAAGCCCCTCATTGTATTGCTCCACGTTAATTTTTGTTTCTTCCTGCAACTTCTCCAGGTTGATCGTCACGTTGGTCATCCGCTTGCCGCCTTTCGTGACCGAATCAAGGGTCTTTTGCGTCTCCTCTTGATCATCGGTGGTAATATCTTCTATTGTGGCGCGTGGATCAACACGCTTTTCGGCTTTTTTGAGCCTTTGTAACCTATCGGAAAGTTGCCGTATACTTCCAGTATTGCCCAGCTCACTTCTTAGTGTATTTACAATTTGTTGACGCCTTTGATTGATTTCGCTATCTAATACCTTTTCAGAGCCTGGACTATCTAAGCGCTTCGCGTTTAAAAGATCATCAAAATGTTGATCAATTGTATCTGCAATGTTGAAGTTGTCCCCTACATCGAACTCTTGCTTGATTTTTGCTTTTGCTTTGCTTAACCGATCTTCTATATTTTTAATACTTGTGTCTAATTTCCTTGCAAGCGAATTAATCTGACGTTGCGATTGACTTTCAAGGTCTTTAGACAAAGCGATAAGATCCTTGCTTTTCCCAAGAAGACGATTTGTCTTTTCTCTTGCTGTGTTAAATTCCTTCTGCTTTTTAGTTGCTTTAGCGGTAGCGCTGCTGTAGCTCCACCAAAGGCTTATTGCCGTTGTTAAAACACCAATCAATGCCCCAATACCTGTGCCCATCGATGCCATTTTAAAACCGCGCATTGCTACTGTAGCACTCCTAATGCCGCGCGTTGTTGCAACTACTGCAATTCGATACGCAGTCATTGCCGCTTTTGCTCTTGCAAGAACAACATTGGACGCAATCAATGTTGTACGGTAGGCAGCATATCCGGCAACTAAGCTGCCAACTGCTTTAATTGTAGCAAACACTGTTTTTTTATTTTCAAAAAAAAGGTTTACTGTCTTTGTAAAAATTGGCATGAATTGGTTAGCTAAAGTAACCTTAGCGCTTGCCCAAGATTCTCTTAACTTTTGTACGCCTTCAGAATATTCTTTCGTATTATCCTGAACATCATTCAAGCTGAGATTCAGCTTGCCAAGCGTGCGCACGAACTTTTGGGCGTCCTCTCCTGGTCCTCTAAAGATGTCAGCTAACACCTTACCAGTTACTTCGTTTTGTGACCCGAGAGCATTCAGCCGATTCGATATTCGGAGGGTCTCTTTAAATAGGCTCGATTCGCCAGATTTCAGTCGCTTCCGAATCTTTTCGGGGGTTAAGGAACTATCATCCAAGGATTTAAGTGCATCTTTTGTGGCAGTAGACATCTCGCGCAAAGAGATAGCCGCCTCCTTTATTGAATCGATGCCCTTATCGCTAAACACGCCCTTGCGGATGGCCTGTGTGCTGATGGCGAGGAAATTATCTGTTGAAGCGCCAATGTCGGCAAGTGCCGATGGGAACTCTTTAATCTGTTCAAGCAGCTCTTGTCGACTCTTTTGGCCGCCAACCCTTTGCATTGCCTGCTTGATCTTGCCTAAATTATCGACAGTTCTGCCCGTAAGGTTTTCTGTTACCGCATCTGCTGATTTAAGGACGTCCGTATAATCCTGCTTAAACGCATCACCGGTTTTGATAACCTCGCGCGATACTTTCTTGCGCATGTCCCCAGTCGCATCAGTCAAATTCGCAACTTGATTTTCGACCTGGCCAACCTGGTCGGCAATCCTGAAGATTTGGGCGCCACCAATGCCAGCGCCTATGCCGCCAAGTAATCCGCTTATTTTACCCAGCGGATTTTGCAGGCCCTTGAAGTCCTTTCTCATTCTATCCGTCCGCCTGTCGGTATTCTGCTGTAGCTTAGTGATGGATTCAGACGATTTTCCTGCCGCACGCTGCAATTTGCGCAGATTGCCGCTGAACTTATCCTTAACCTTATAAGCATATTCGAAAATCTTCATTAATTCCTTACTTGCGGTTTTCAAGGAGATCGGAAGCGCTGTTGTTTTTTTCCGCTTCCCGGATGCGTTTGAGCACCTCGTATTTGCGCGCCCACTCTTGATCGGTTAAATTTTCAGGCTCAGCAATCCCCATGTAGTATTGAAGTAGAGAATCAATAAACTCTATATTCTTAATGACGGCTTTCTCTGCCTCGTTTAGAGCCGCGTTGACATCACTGCTTTTTTTTGCCGCACCTCACGGATAGCAGTGAGTAAGCTGATATATGCTTTCGTATCCTGCTTGATTTGGTCAAGCCCCTCTGTCACAATATTTTCAGCGAGATGTATTGATGTCTCAAAAGGAACGTCACGGGGATTCTTTTGCTCAGCAAACTTGACAGCGTTGCGGTCAGGGCGTTTTAATTTGACCTGATAACCCATTGTTTTAATAGTTGCGTAGCCATCTTCAGCATTTTCAATGTAGAAATCAGATATCTCGGTGAACTCATTCACCTGGTCTTCAAGACCGGTCAAGTATTGCTCATCGGTCTTGATCTCCTCATCGCCACCGAGCCAACATGCATTGACGATTGACTCCACATAGGCGCTAACGCTTTTAGAGAGCGCCTCAATAGCCATTTTCATAATGCGGAGATCGGTGAGCGGGTCTTTCAAATAAGCTTCTTTCCCATCTTCAGTAGCCAGCTTGACAACGTTGCCCTTGCCAACTTGTCTCTGCCATTCTTCAATCTGTTTCTTTGTGATTTTAGTCATACCTGTTGTGCTTTAGATGTTTCTTTTGATGTCCCCTATTGAAATCGATGCGGTGACTTCCATGTTGCCATCGCCTTGGTTCATGCCTTTGGGAATCTCGTTGAATTCCACATGTTTACAGGAATCGCTGACAGGCACCCCGTTGGCTGGCGCATAGCTAATAACAATTGTAACATTGCGCAAATCCAAAATACTCTGATTCGGGCCTAATTGAGATTGAAGTGCCTCCACCTCGCTTTGCAGCAAGCTGATCTCACCCTCGTAGGTCTTGTTGCCATGCCCCCGCGAGTGCGGCTTGTTGCCTTTGGCGTAAATGTTATTCTTTTCCTGGCTTTCAGTGTAGCTGATGGACGTCACGCCAGCGACAATCTTGCCGCTCATATAGATTTGAATATCGCTCCAGGAGAACTCGTTACTTTTAAACATGATTAACTTTTTTTAACTGTTTGGATTGTCGAATCCGACATTCACCCTGATCTCACGCGCAAATCCAAGCGGTACAACCTTCAGTGTTAATGCCAGCTTACCGGTTGCAAGGACGTTTTGGTTTGGGTCCATTGTTGTAGTAACCCCGCTGATCTCGCTTGGCGTTGCATTCAGCATCTGTTCTGTGATCGTGTCATCGATCAGCTCCTGAAATGCTTTCACAAAAGCAGTATCGAGCTGACCAGTATCAGGATCAACCTCAACATTATCAAGGATTTCATTTGAATAGACTTCATAAGCCAGGACGATGGCTTTATCGATCACGCGGCAATAAGGAAGATTATTGTAGTCATCCGTCTCAGCGACTGCCATTGGCGAGCCGGTGTAATAGTAACCGGCTTTACCCTGATACTTACGCACCGCCACATATCCGTTGTCGTGCATTTGCTCGATCTCGCTGAGCGAGTAATTCTCCATTGCGGTGCCATCAGTGAAGTAGGCGTCATTAAGGCCAATATCGCCATCTTTTACCCTGCCAGGGTTCCGATGCACTGAGATTGCAGCCAAGCGACCGGCATAACGGCCAACGGCTGCCTCTTTGTTAAGAGGCGCGCTGCCTGCAATGCCGTGAATGATGTATTGCACGCGGTTCTGTTTGCGCTCCCGCATATTTTCCAAATCGGCAACATTTCCCTGGAAATCGCGAGCGCCAAGAATAACCCGCAGCGGCTTAAACTCGTCTGCATATTCCTCAGTCAGCGACTGCGCTTTTGTGCCAGCATCAGCTAAGTCCTTGTCAAATCCGGCATTCGTATAAGTTGGCGTGTAACCGCTATCTGGTACTCGATTTAGGGCGAGCATTTTGATTGCTCCCTGGGCTGCATCTAACAGCTTCGTTGCGTGGTTGTTGGCTTTGTCCATGATGTCAACCGCTGTGGTGCTGTCTTGAACAAACATGATCCACAACTCCTGCCCGTTGCCAGCGGTTGCATAGAAGTCTTTGATCTGCGACCAAGCGTCTGTGTTAACATTGCTTTCATACGCATCATCAATACCTAAGTCCTTCGCATCATCCGTTGAGAATATCTGCTTCGGCTCGCTCATTGAGATGTGAGCGCTGTTGCCCGAATGCGTGGAAGGAGCGGTGTCAGCAGTAAGGATGAGGCCAACGATTCCATCATCTACAGATGGCGTGACCCCAAGCTGATTGTTTAATACGTTAATATCTACGCCTGCAAGTCCCATGATGATTACTTTTTAGTTGTTTTGTTACTTTTGCCCTCGATCTCATCCCGCGTGAAGGTAAACTGTTCAAGGCCGTTGGACTCTGCATACTGCTGTGCCTTTTCCTCTTGATCGCTTGTGAACCACATGCCGTCTGATGTGGCAATCATCGTGTCATAATTTGGGCGCAAGCCAAGATGGCGTTTAGCGGCTGCTTTTAAATCTGATCGTGTGCGCCTGGTTTTCATGAGCTGGCCTTCTTTTTGCTGTCGGCTGATTTGGGCGCCTTCTTCACCTTAAGATCTTTATGAACAATAGTGGTTGTTGACAAGCTTTTTTCAGCCGCATGAAGCTGTGCAGCATTGCGGTTCTGCTCGGTAAACACATTGCCATCGCTTGTCGCGATGACTGACTGAGCACCTGTGCTTCTTATCAATTCTTGTATTTGCTCTTTTTGCTCTTTGGTTAATTCCATATTAGAAAGGTTGTATTGAACCAATAAATACTTTCATCAACATCACAATGACGGTCAGCAGTAGGTAACCGCCAGCGAGCCACATCGCTGCTTTGTGATACCACGCCACCCACTGCACCCTTACGGGCTTTGTATGGAGCGTCTTTTCCGTGCGCAGCCGGGTGATCTTTTGGTCCTTTAGCTCTAGCTCTTTGCGCAATGAGTCGCAACCGGCCTGCCCTTTGAGGGTGCCGGTACTATCGATGGAGAGCGAAACAGAGCTTTGTTCGTTCTCATCTTGATAGCTGACCGGCTCCGGCTCATTCGTCACAGAGTCGCAATTGATCTTGACCTCAAATTCGATGGTGTCGCCCGGCATGGTGATTGTGTCAATGCGTGTCTCCGTCTTGACGATTGTCGAGTCTTTGACGGTGGTCTCTTTTGTCTCCTGAAGCGGCTTTTTAGCGCAGCTCGCAAGAAGCAAAAAAAGCATTGCTATGGTTAAGATTTGTTTCATATATGCCGGCTGACTTTATAAACCTGCCTTTTGACTCTCCTTTTTTTATACACCCCATCGCCTTCGCGGGCGCCCGACCCGTTCGTATTGCCCTCAACAGTGACTACATAGCCACCATCTACCCGGTGGATAAAGCCCACATGAGCTATCCGCCCCTTGTTCTGAAAGTAAATCCCAAAGACGTCCGCTATTTGAAGCGGTATGCCAGTCACTTGACCGCGTTTGTAAATGGTTAAGCGATGTGGGAACCAGTCGGGCGTCCAGGCGCTGTGAATTGCTTCGATGCCTGCCCGCTCAAACGTCCAGGTAATGAAGCTGGCGCACCAGGCGTAACCTGGTTTTAAATCTGTTGATGCAAGGTATTTTTCAACCTCGTCACCTTCATTATTGCCACTTTCCCGAACGCCTAATTGCGATGTGTAGACATCAGCAACGGCTTCGATCTTTTCTTGCTTAAAGCGCTCCTGCTCGCTTATATTACACGCGAGAGGATGGCCAGCTCCAGCAACAAGAAGCAATAAAGCGACAAAGATAAAACGAGCTTGTGCCATATTTGAATGGATTTGAAATCGTTTATGAAAAGCTTTTGAAAGTAATTGAAAACGCTTGGGAAAGTCAGCCTTATGACGATCCAAGCAACCATATTGTAAGTCAGGAACTGGATGATCGTGAACAGAATGACCTGGAATATTCCTGCGTCATAAGTAGCTGCTGTGGGGTCGATGAAGCGCAACAAAGACGGGCTAATCCACCACACCAAGATCAGCACCGGCAGACCCCACAGCTCTTGGCGCCATCTGTTGGCAAATGTCTTGATGCGCTTGTATATATTCATTTCACTTTTTTTTCAACTTCACGCAATCTCTCTCCGTGTGAATCGAGACGGCCTTTCATATTTTTTTCATTCGTCTCTGACTGTGCCTGCCTTGTCATTAGCTCAATTACCGATTGTTTCAAGGATTTAAAATCGTTGTGAATCGACTTGAGAAAGTACACTGCAACCATAACAAGCAGCAAGATCATCACCATGATCACGGCTATTGCCGTGACCACGAGGCCGTTTGGGCCGGATGTTGCCATATCGCTAATTTGCAGCAATACCATATTAATCGATTTGCACGCTTGCGCCCACCTGAACGAAGTTTGTCCCGTCATACATGAAGCGCACTGTCTTGGTCTTGTTAGCCACACCGCTCAATGTAGGGCCTTTAAAGCCGCTGCCCATGCTCACATCGCGCCCGGTTGAATCGCTGGCAACCTTCAACACAATCTCATCGCCAGGTGCCGGTTTACTGTCATTGTGAAGCGATAGCGTGGCGTTTTGCGTCAGTGATACGTCAAGATAGTTGACTGTATCCTCAACTTTTGCCTCCAGCGTAGCGCTGTCGGCAAGTATTTGTTGGCTCGCTGTACGGCCATAGTAACGGTTTAAATGAGGTAGTGCCATGATTGCAATTTTTGTGTTTGATTATCATCTGGCCCCCGCCTAGCGAGGCACGCTAAGCAGGGGCCTTCCTCCTGGTTGTCTCATCAGTAGCGGGGACAGGACTCGAACCTGCGACCTTTGGGACATGAACCCAACGAGCTACCGCTGCTCCACCCCGCAATCTAATCTTATACGCTGTCGCTTACCAACGCGCCCATGCCCTCAAACTTCTTAGGCAGTATGATATGGCGCAATTGAAAGCCGAGTTTGTTCTCACGCATGTCGGGATCATTTGCCCGCTCGCGGATAAATGTTTGCACTGTACCTGTGGCGCGAAATGCGCGTGGCGTATAGATAGCGATGGAAGCGTCTCGGTCGCTGCTCTGCGAGGCTGCCCCAAAGGGACGCTTATTGTTGCTGCTATCATAGACCGGATTGTAGGGGGATTGAAAGATGTCAAACCCATACAACCGCATGATCTGCCCGGTGCGGATATTTTGAAACTGCTCCCTAAACTTCTGATCGATTTCGAGCAGGTCTTGCACGTGCTGGTTGCTGAGGATCAAAATGCGATCTTCCATTGGGATCTTGGCATCATCAAAGCGCTTCTTGAGCTGAATAAGGTCCTTGATCTGCGCCTTCTTAAAGCCATTGCCGTTATTGCTACCAGTCGTGGTGACGATAGGCGTAATTGGCGAATCATCGTTGGGAGCAACTGAAAAGAGGCCATATTCAGCGGTGAACTCCTCAAGCTTCTCGCGGTGCTGCCTGATCTTGCTTCCCTGCACGTCATAAGGCACTGCATACAGGTCTTTGTCCGTGATGCGATGATTAGTTGTATCGAACTTTTTGAGCTTCACGACCAGGTCT